GGTCAAAAAATCCCCGGAGCCCTCCTCAAAAAAGGGCTTTTTTAGATATAGCTTGTGTAGATATATCTAATGTTAATCAAATGTTCTGTCTGTGGGGTAGAAAAAGAAGAGATAGAATTCACTAGGAGAAAAAACAGATGTAGATCTTGTTGCTATACAATAGAATACGAGAACAAGAAAAAGAAAATGGCGGACCCAATAATTGGTGAAGCCTTCTATTTGAAAAGAGTCATTCTCCGCGAAGCAAAAAGACGTTCAAGAGAAAAAAATTTAGAGTTTAACCTTACTCTGGAGTATTTAATAAGTCTTAAAAATAATACCTGCCCCATTTTGGGTCATGAAATACTGTATAGATCAGGAGTAGACAAGAAGAGGTCAGCATCTTTGGATAGGGTAGATCCAAATAAAGGTTATGTAATGGGTAATGTTAAGATTGTTTCTTTTGAAGGAAATGCATTAAAGAATAGAAATGATTTTAATTCTATGGTTAATGTAATAAAATATCATATAAATTCCATTCCCCCAGAAGAAAGAACTCCAGAAATGAAGAAACGATTACTTGATCTTAGTGAAGATTTTCATTAATTCATCCTCAAATGACTTGTCTTCAGTATAATCGATATTAATTTGTTTTGTGTTTTTGGTTCCTTTTATTATAATAGTAATATATGGTAAATCATATTTCGCGCAAGTCATCGAAGCGAGAGACACTAAACAAGAATCGCAAATCTTCATTTGTTTGCCATCTTCAGCAAGTAAATTAAAATAAACAAGCTTTCTAACAGTGTAGAATAATAAGTAATCCTGCTTACTATATGACAGTTCACAACCCTCACAACAAATTCTCTTCCTGCAAGTCCTAGGGTTTACAACTGTAACCTTGAATTTATTCTTCACTATATATAAATACATTTAATAAACAATAGAAGACCAAAATAAATGTCCAAAAAAGATAACTCCCCACATGTCGCTCAAAGAGAAAAACTAAAAGATGAATTTGATATTCGCAAATTAAAATGGACCCCGAAACAAGAACAAATTATTGAAGCTTCTTTAGATAAGACGACTAACATTGTTATTTTAGATGGGCTTCCGGGTACTGCTAAAACTTTATTGAGCGTTTATTGCTCACTAGAGTTAATAAAAGCCAAAAAAGTATCTGATCTTGTTTATATCCGCTCTCTAATTCAAAGCACAGATGGTCAAACTGGATACCTAACTGGTGACTTAGACGAAAAAACTTTCTTTTATAATGTTCCACTATTTGATAAGCTAGAAGAATTGATTAGTAAATCTAGCATCGAAATACTAAATAAGCAAGAAAGGATTAAAACCTATCCTGTTTCATTGCTTCGCGGTTATACATTTAACGTTAATTCTGTAATCCTAGACGAGGGTCAGAACATGATGTTCGATTCTCTTGTAACTGCCGCTACCCGAATGGGTAAGTTTAGTAAGTTATTTATTTGCGGCGATAGCATCATGCAAAATGACTTGGGCAAGAAGTCTGGCTTTAAAGAATTTTGTGATATCTTCCAAGACCAAGATAGTCGAGACAATGGCATCCATTACTTTAAATTGGGGCAAGAAGATATTATGAGAAGTGGGATTACTCGCTTTATTGTTGATAAGATTACTAAGTATAAAGCAATTATTCATTAAACTTCTGTTTCATTCTTTGATGAATGAGTCTTGACAAGGTATTCGCGCATTTAGTTACTTTTGTTTCTGATTCTTGCCAAAAAAATGCGTGTAATACTTCATGTATTAGAATGTTGATTGTCTTTTGTTTAGTTAATTTAGGGTCAATTTTTATCTTTGGATTCTCCATCTCTGGAGAGTCGCATATGCCATAACACCCTCTAGGGGGTTTGACCCAATTAATGATGTATTCAACTCTTTCGTTATTTTTAAACGAATACTTCATTCTATTACAATTACACTTGCTTTTTTACCATTACATAACTATAATAAATTAATGAATTATGCAAAAAATTTACTGCTCCCAATGTGGAAGTCCTAATTTATACGCTGAAGCAAAGCCAAAATTTTGCTCTGCGTGTGGTACACCATTTTATGGTGTTGTTGTAGAAAAACCGCAAGATAAAAAGTTGCGAGAAAACAAAGTCCGCGCTCAAGAAGAGTATGACGAACAGGATGATGATGAAAGCGACAATGAAGAGAGTGATGCATCAATTCCTGATTTAGAAAATGGTTTAGAAGTTGAGTATCAATTAGAAGGGCCAAGAAAAGAAGCTCTTGGAAAGATTGCAGCAACGCTGCCAGACAACATGGCAAACTTTGGAGCAAGAGGGTCAGAGGGTCTTTCAGTAAAAGAAACACTTAAAGTATTCAAGAAAGAAGCCGGTACATTAAGAAACAAATAAAATGGCTCACAAAGTCCAAAAAGAATCCTTTGAAAAGAACATTGACATCATAGACGAAGAAATTCGTAAACGCAAGAATAAATGGAATCTTGCTGCATTGTCTTGGATTGATTTCGAGGACGTTGAGCAGATACTAAGGATTCATATTTATAAAAAATGGACTTTGTATGATCCAAAGAAACCTCTTGCCCCTTGGTTAAATATCATCATATCCAATCAAATAAAAAACATTATAAGAAACAATTATGGTAATTATGCTAGACCTTGTTTGAAGTGTGCGGCGGCAGAGTGGGATGATTCGTGTTCAATATATGGAGAGCAGTGTAAAAAATGTCCTCTTTATGCTCATTGGGAAAACAACAAGAAAGACGCTTTCAATACAAAAGTAACTCTTCCTCTTGAGAATCATATTAAAGAAGTTCATGACATGACTAATGAAGGCTTTGACCTTCTAAGAAGTACTCAGAGTTTATCATCAGCATTGAGAAAAGTATTAAAGCCAGCAGAGTGGGTAGTTTATGAGATGCTTTGTTTAAGAAATCAGAAAGAAGAAGAGGTCGCAAGAGTATTAGGATTCAAGACCACTGAAAAGAATCGCTCCCCCGGATACAAGCAAATAAAGAACTTGAAGCGTTCTATAATTGTTAAAGCTAAGAAGTGCATTGTGAATGGAGAAGTAGAAATTTATGGCTGAAAATGAAAACCAACCTCAAGAGCTTAATGACCAACAGCGACTGGCAATTTTAAATGAGTGGAATAATCGTCCTACTAATCCTCCTTCTTTGCTTGAACTTGTTAGGATTGCTTTTCCTAATGTTGATGGGGCAGACGGTAGAAGTTGGCACGGCAAGAAAGTCAAAGAGTTCTTGTCAACAAGACAAATTAAAGCAAGAGCTTCATACGAATACTTGGCAAAAGATAAGATTGAACTTTCTTCTGAGCAAAAAGAATTTGTTGCTAACAATGCAGGTTCAATGGGCGCACTTGAGATCACTAAAAGTATTTTCAATAATCAAAATCTTACTAGCCTTAGTCAAGAAACTCGTACAGTAATTGAGTTCATTAAAACTCTTGACCATAAAGTAATTCAAGCAGGACCAATTTCGCAAAGGGATACAGAAAGTCTTGCTGATTCTGAATACATGCCGCCAAAGACTTTTGAACGGATGCTTTTTCGTATCAATAAGTATGTTCACGAAGGTCTTGATAAAGATAAAGTTACTTCACGCCAGAAGGCTTCTGTTAATGCCATTATTGGCTACATGCATACTTATCGTTTCCTTCATCAAATAAATAGTTATTCTTCTAATATTGATCGTGAATTATTTGAAAGCTCTTTTGTTCGTTATACTTATGATAAACCAGACCTTACTCAGGAAGAAGTGGATCAATATATTGTTTTAGCAACCGAAGTAGTTATCTCTGCTAATATTCAAGAAACAATTCAGACTCTTCAAGATCAGATTGACATGGAGATTGACGGCGGCGGCAAATTGCCAATGGCTCTCATTGAAGCAATCAGCGGAGCAAGAGACGAATACAACCAATCGACCATTCGACAACAAAAACTTCTCAATGACTTAAAGGTAAAGCGAAGTGACCGCCTTAGTAAGCAGATAAAAGAGAACGCTAGTATTCTTAATCTGGTTCAAATGTGGAAAGAAGAGGATTCTCGTATGCAATTATTAAAACTTGCAGAGAGAAGAAAAGCGATGGTTAAAAATGAAATAGATCGTCTCTCCACAATGGACGAAATCAAGTGTCGCATCTTGGGAATTTCAGAAGATGAGGTGTTAAATGGCTGAAACATGTAAAATATGTCAGAAAGTTTATGAAGCAGACGCAGATTTTAATCGACATCTTAAAGCTCACAAACTTAGAGTAATAGAATACTATCAACAACATCATCCTCGTTATGATGCTTTCGATAATTCCATAATTATTTATAAGAATAAAGAGCAGTACTTTAACACTGACTTTAATAACAAAAATAATTTAAAGAACTGGCTCAAAGCTCAATCGCTAGAGAAACAGAAAGAGTACTGCAAAGACTTTCTCATCAAGAGAAAAGAAAAGAAAGGTTTAGAATATACTCCTTCTCAAGTTGAGCTTCGCAGTATTTTGAGCCCAAGTATTATTTACTTGGAAGAAATTTTTGGCGACTATTATAAAACAGCACAAGAGCTTGGATTTAAAAATAAGTATGTATATCCAAAAAATTTGGATAATTTAACAGAATTAAAAACTGAAGGTTCAATTATTTATATTGATACCCGAGAACAGAAGCCATTTATATTCAATATGGCATCTGAAGTTCGCACTCTTAAGTTTGGAGACTATGGATTTAGCCATCCAAGTTACGATGGTAAACTTTATTTTGAAAGAAAATCTATATCCGATTTCATTGGAACTCTAAGCGCAGGTTACGAAAGATTTTGTAGAGAGATTGAGAAAGCCAGCGAAGCGAAAGCTAACATGGTGATCATTGTAGAAGAGAGTTTAAGTAACGCTCTATCTTTTAATTATCTTCCTCATGTATACAAGAAAGCTACAAAGGTAAATCCTGAATTCATATTTCATAATGTCAGAGAATTGATACAAAAATATCCTCATGTGCAATTCTTATTTGCAAAGGGGCGCAAAGAGTCTGTTCGCATTATTGAAAAGATGTTCTCTACTGATGAGAATTTTTTTAAATATGATCTTCAGCTTTGCTACGATCTAAAAATGCTATAATATGTGGTATACCCCAGAGAAATACAATAGAATAATTCCAAATCTAAATGATGAATATTCTAGATTAAAAGATACTCTTGAAGATAAGGAAGCTAAGATAACTTTAGCTAAGTTTTTGCGTTCAAATATAGGCATAACTACAGAGCTAATTTCTGGCATAAAATTATGGCCTTATCAAGAGATCGTAATTAAAGGAATGTTGAATCGAAACTTCTGCATGAACGTGTGGGGTCGCGGTGCTTCCAAATCTTTCTCTGCTGCGGTATTCTGTTTCCTACAATGCATCTTTGAACCTAAGAGTAAAATATTAATTGCTGGTCCAACATTCAGAACAGCAAGAAGTATATTTAATTCAATAGAAAAGATTACTGAATCTAAAGGCGCAGACCTTTTGATGCAAGCTTTTGGAGCAAAATCGAAACGTAATGACGAGTACGACTGGTCAATTAATGAAGGTTCAATAAAAGCTATTCCTCTAAGTGGCGAAAAGATTCGTGGTTTCCGCGCTAATGTACTTGTCCTTGACGAGTTTCTATTGTTGCCAGAGGATATTATTAAAAATGTATTAATGCCATTCTTGATTGTGCCACAAGATATAAAAGAGCGTATCAGTATTCGTGAGCAAGAAGATGAATTGATTCGACAGGGCGCAATGACTGAAGCTGATCGCATGGAGTTTAAAAATACTTCCAAAATGATCGCTTTGTCTTCTGCTTCTTATACTTTTGAAAATCTCTATAAGACATATAAAGAGTGGTGCGATAACATTTATTCAAAAGAGCCAACTAGTGCAACTTATTTCGTTTCTCAATTAAGTTATGAAGCTTTGCCTCCCGAGATGATTGATTCTTCCATTACGGAAGAGGCACAAAACGGTGGATCTTCTCACGCTTCTTTCTTAAGAGAGTATTGCGCTCAATTCACTGATGGCAGCGACTCTTACTTCAGCATGAAGAAGATGGAAGAGTGTACTCTTAAATTTGAAGAGAGACCTCATTCTCAAATTAGAGGAGATAGCGGCAAACAGTATATTTTAGCAATGGACCCTAACATGAGCGACAGTCCAAACGCTGACTATTTTGCAATGGCTATCTTGGAAATAGACCGAGAGAACAAAAACGATGTTCTTGTCCATGCTTATGCTGGTCTTGGTAGTCTAAATACTCATATTAAATATTTTCACTACTTAATGACTAGCTTTAATATTGTTTATATCATTTGCGATAATGCTGGTGCTGATATTTTCTTTAATACTTATAATGAATCTCAGTTCGTAAACTCAGAGTCTGAGAAGATTAAGTTTATTGACTTTGATTCTGATCTTGAAGGTATTGAATATACAAAGATGGTTCAAAAAGCCAAGAGTCAATACAATCTTGAAAATAAACAAATAGCAGTAACTCAAGTATTTACTACTACATTTATTAGAAGAGGTAACGAAAATCTACAAGCTGCAATCGATTATAAGAAAATCTGGTTCGCTTCAAAGACAGTAGCTAACGAAAGCTTCTTTAATGAAGAGATAAACAAAAAGATACCAGAAGAGATAATCTTCGTAGAAGAGAACAAAGATTGGAATAAACTAGACCTAATTGAACACCAAGATTTACTTATTTATAATACAAAAAAGCAATGCTCGTTAGTTGAGTTCACTACTACTAGTCGCGGGTCTGTTAATTTTGATCTACCTCAACACCTAAAGCGTTCTAATTCTCCTAATAGAGCAAGAAAAGATAATTACACAGCTTTAATGTTAGCAAAATGGGGATCAAAATGTTATAATGACATTGTAACTACTGAAAATAAAATAGTAGCTGCGGGATTTACACCAATTTTAATTTAAAATGTGTAATTAATTATTAGGCTTATGGCAAAGGTTAAAAAAGACAAAGTTGCGGAAAATTCTTTCGCCCCAATGATGGTAGAAGGCTCTACTCCTGCTCATGGCGGGGTAGCAAGCAGAGTTACCGAAACGAGGAGCCGCAGAAACGCCGCATCAACAATTGAGAGAACAGATCGTTTTCGCAATATTGATGACGGTATGGTGCCATTTAACTATGCCACTGGTTATAATTACAACAAATCAAATATTGATGTTAGAGATACAGTAATTCTTTGTCAAAAAGCCTATTATAACTTTGGTTTATTTAGAAATACTATTGATCTAATGTCAGAACTCTCTTGTGGTAATATTCATTTGAAAGGTGGAAATAAAAGCGCAAGAGATTTCTTTCAAGCATTATTTAATAAGATAAACATTACTGCATTACAAGACAAGTTCTTTAGAGAGTACTATCGTTCTGGCAATGTTTTCATTTACAGATATGACACTGATATTAGACAAGAAGATGTGTCTAAAATTAGCCAAGTTTTCGGTTCCCAAGCTTTAGCCGCAAAAATTTCTTTACCTGCTAGGTATATAATTATTAATCCAGCAGACGTTCAGGTTAACGGAAACCTATCGTTCAATAGAGGACAGTATTATAAAGTTCTAACTGATTACGAACTTGAACAAATAAGAAATCCGAGAACAGAAGAAGACAAAGAGATCTTAGAATCTCTTGATCCATTAGCTAAAGAACAGGTTTTAAAAGGAAAATCTACAGCAGTTTTACTTCATTTAGATACAAAGAAGTTCTACGCCGTATTCTACAAGAAACAAGATTACGAACCTTTTGCTGTACCAATGGGCTTCCCTGTCCTTGAAGATATTAGCGCAAAAATCGAAATGCGCCGTATGGACATGGCTCTTACAAGGACAATTCAGCAAGTAATCCTTCTTGTCACAATGGGCGCAGAGCCAGATAAGGGTGGTGTTAATCAAGAAAACTTAAAGACGATGCAAAATTTATTTGCAAATCAGTCTATTGGAAGAGTCTTAATTGCTGATTACACTACAAAAGCAGAATTCGTTATTCCTCAAATCGCTGACATTCTTGATCCAAAAAAATACGAGGTTATTGACAAAGATATCAACATAGGACTAAATAATATTCTAGTTGGTAATGAAAAGTTTGCTAATACCAGTACAAAAGTTTCTCTTTTGGGGCAAAAATTACTACAAGCTCGTCAAGCTTTTATTACTGATTTTTTACTTCCTGAAGTAAAGAGAATTTCTAAAGAAATAGGATTCAAAGTATTTCCAACTCCATTCTTTGAAGATATGGATCTTAAAACAGATCAAAATCTTAATAGAATTTACACTCGCCTTATCGAACTTGGTGTTCTTACTCCAGAAGAAGGTCTTAAAGCTATTGAAACCGGAGTATTACCTACTCCAGATGAATCAGTTCAATCTCAGACTACTTTTGTCGATCTAAAAGACAGAGGATTTTATCAGCCTTTAATCGGCGGACCTAAATTAGATGCAGCCGGTAGACCATCAGGAAGCACAGGCATCAAGCAAACTACAAAAAATGTAAAGCCAATTGGCACATCTTCTAAAGCTAATTATAGCGTTATGAAGTTGAAAGATATCGTAGAAGCTACAAGTAAATTGGGCACAGAAGTAGAGGGCTTTTTAAAGAAGAAACATAAACTTAAAAAACTAAACGAAAAACAAAAAGAAGTAGTTCTTGATATTACTAAGATTATTGTCGCAAACGAAGATAAATCTGACTGGTTTTCTAAAATAGGAGACTATGTTGAAACTCCTGTAGATAAAAACGTAAAGAGGGTTGAAGAAATTCACGACATTGCTTGCGAGCATCAAGTGGATTCTTACATGGCAAGCTTGCTTTATCATAGCAAAATCTAATGGCTACAAACAGAGTAATTTATAATAATCAGTTGTTATTCGTTGGCCCTGCGCCAGCGAGTGGCTACTTTTTCTCTGATCCAAATGCTAATTTAGCCAATACAGGAATCTATAATCTTATTCAGCCTCTTAAAAGAATCAATCAATTCAGTTATCAAATAAATACTCAGTCTTCTAGATTTTCAGAAATAGGCAATTCTTCTACTATTTATGATTATACTTTAACACCTCCAGATATAAATATTAGTTTTAATTACAATATAAAAGATTTAAGAAATGAAGCGCGAATGGGTTTTTATGTTGACCTTGGCCCTCCAAATTTAGATCAGTTTGATGGTGGTCAAATTTATCCTAGCGGTAATCTTTTATCAGGTTTTTCATTTGGAGATCAGAACTATGCTTTCTCTAATAATTTAGTACAGTCTACTAATAACACTTTTAAGTATCCGTTTAAATATAGAGACCAAAGAAATTTATTTTTAACAATCACCCCAAATGGATCAGACGCTATTGGTAGCAATATTTCTGGTTTTCCGGTCTTAGCTTTTGGAAATTGCTACATTACTTCTTATGCGGTTCAGGCGCAAGTAAATGATTTTCCTAAAGCTACTGTCAATTATATAGCTCATAATGTTTCGTACAATTCTTCTGGTATTAACATAACTTCTCCTTATATAGAACCAAAGAGCGGCAATGCAAATTCTAATATAAAATTTACAATTCCAAATTATAACACTGCTTTTGAAGAAACAGGAAACGCTATTTCTGTTTTGCTTCCCGGAGATATTGTAATTGATGTATACGATATAAATTCTACATCTAAAACAAGGTCTAATAAAATAATTCAAGACGCTGCAATACAAAGTTTTAACTTTAATCTTCCTTTGGATAGAGAGCCTTTAAAGACTTTAGGTTATGCTTATCCAGTAGATAGACAAATAAATACACCAATTACTATTGAAGGTAATTTTTCGACAATATATAGAAACTTAAATTATTCAGGCAATTTAGTGTCAGATATTCGTTCTGATTTAAAATATGATATTGTAATCAAAATGAATAAGGACTCTGATACAATCATAAGATATGATATTAGAGGAGCAAAGTTTAAAGACCTTTCTTACGACTCTTCAATCGGCGCAAATGCAGTTTTAGATTTTAGTTTTTATTGTGATATGGATCAAAATTCATATCCTCATGCCAATGGTTTGTTTATGAGTGGACAGCTTAAAGGATTGAGCTACACGAATTTTAATACGAATGGACCTTTATAATTTCCTTATTTAGTAAATTTTAGTGTATAAATAATAAGTTACAAATTATGAACTTACAAGGTTTAGAAATTGAGATTATTGAATCAAAGAGATCGGGGCCAAAAAGCTCCGCTCAAACTCCTTCTAAACCATCTGAACGACGCAAAGGGTCCACCAAGAATCCTGCTGGCAGCGCAGGAACAAAAAGCGATAAAGCAATAGAATTCTCTGCAAAAGTTGTTGAGGCTTTAAAGAATAAAGTTAAAGAACATAATAGCAAATACTCCAAGAAAGTAAACCTAAGTCAACTAAAGAAGGTTTATCGCAGAGGTGCTGGAGCTTTTAGTTCAAGTCATAGACCCGGAAAGACTAGAGGACAATGGGCAATGGCGCGTGTAAATACATTTTTAAGAATGATGGCTGGCAAGCCTGTTAAAGATGCATATAGAAAGGCTGATAATGATATTGCTAAAGCTTCTGAAATTGATATTACTGAAATGTGGGAACCTAATGATAATGACTTTTCTCAAGCCGATGCTGATATACAAGAATTTAGCCTTGATTATGATTTCGAAGATGAGAATGATTTATACTTGGATACAGAACAAGAAAAAGCGAACTGGTTAGAATATATTTAACATGAAAACCAAAGAATTAGAAATCGACATTTCTCCAAAGATTATCGCTGCCGATAGAGAGAAGAAAACATTAAATAAGCCATTCAGGACTCCTGATGGGCCTAAAAAGTTTTCTGTTTACACAAAAAATGAAAAAGGAAATGTTGTAAAGGTTAACTTTGGTGACCCTAACATGGAGATCAAGAGAGATGACCCTGCTAGGAGAAAAAATTTTAGAGCAAGACATAACTGCGCTAATCCCGGACCCAAGTGGAAGGCCCGTTATTGGTCTTGTTATCAATGGAGAGCCGGTGCCCCTGTTAAAGGATCTCAAGAAGTTTTAACTTTAGAAACAGAAGCTGGCAAAGGTCTTTGGCACAATATCCAAAAGAAGAAAGACCGTCTTGGAAAAAATTACAAACCAGCAAAACCCGGAGATAAAGATTATCCAAAGCAAGATGCTCTAAAGAAAGCTCAAGCTAACGAAGAAGAGTGGGATGGAATTAGTTTTTGGGAGCAAGCTGAATTGCTTAAAATTTGGCCTGATCTAGCAAAAGCTGAAGAGATGATGGAATCTGAGGACGAGATGGAGTCCGAAGAGAGCGAGATGGAAGAGTACAAGAGCGAGTACTTAGAAATGTCAATTGGTTCTTTGAATTCTATTAAAACTCATGCTGAAAATATCCTTAATGCTTTAAATGACGAAAAAATTAAGGAAAATTTAACTGAGCCATTTTTGCAAGCCAAGATCGCTATCACTGAAGACTACATGGTAATGATTCATAACTATGTGATGTTTGCAGAAGAGTCTGATGCTAACTACATGAGTTCTGAACCAATGTTTATGGTTGGTCAGAAGGTTAGAAATGTAAACAAAAACTGCTACCATTATGGCAGCGAAGGAATCATAAAAGAAATCAAAGATTTACCAAATCAAATGGGCAAAGTTATTTCATACGAAGTAACTAACGAAGGTCCAACTTACAAAAAGGGAGATGTTTTAACAAAAACAGTTGATCAACTCTCTCGCGCTCAAGTCTACGCCTCTTATGAAGAAGAGGAAGAGTACAAGTCGATGTGCGAAACTGAAGGTCAGAACTTTAAAGACTTTCTGCAAAAATGTATTCCTTCTAAACAAGGAACTGATAAAGAAAAGTTCCAATCCTGTTTATTAGAATATAAGAAGAAAAAATAATATGAATATATTATCATCAATGTTACAGTTCCAGAATCAAGTTAAGATATTCCATTGGCAAACCTATGGATTTTCTGAACATGAAGCTTTTGGAAATTTGTATGATAGCCTTTCTGGGCATATTGATGAATTTGTAGAGGTTTTCATGGGTAAGTATGGGCGTATTATTGCCAAAGATTCATTTATATTAACTTTGCAAAATTATAAATCTCTTAGCCCAGTTCAAGCTATGGATGCTTTTATTGTTTTTTTAAGTGACAATTTGCCATCACAGTTAGATACATCAAAGGATACAGACTTGCTTAATATTAGAGACGAAATTCTAGCAAGTGTAAACAAAACTAAATATTTACTAACTTTAAAATAATGAAATCTTTTATCCAAAATGGTATCGCATCAGTACCGACAACAACTGTTAATTTTACAACAACAGGTGTTTTAATTCAGCCTCCTAACAATGGCAATTCAAGAATTTTTATTACTGATATAAGTACTCAAGCTAATCTTACATTGGCAAACGCAAATGCTTTAACTAGTGGTTTTATCTTAGCTTATGTAGCTCAAGGTAACTGCAATTATTCTGCTCCATTAAGAGTTCCAGATGCTTCTGGATTAGCTATTGCAACCGCAACCGTAGGTAGTATTACATATTTTCTAGAATAATATGAATTTTGATTTTTTATCTACATTTAGTTCCTCAATCAGACCACTAGTCTCAGAGGAAAAAGATAAGTACCTATCATTAGCCAGTTTAATTGACGTAGGGAATTTTATTCCTGAAGTTAATGCTGAGTCTAATATGGATCTTTTACCTATCGCTTTTAATGCTTGTGTCGTTAATCGTGTTAATAAGAATGGAGATGTAATTGATTCTTCTATCGCTACTGAAGTATATAAAAACTTCGTTAATAAGCCAATTAATATTGAACACAATCGTGCGAATATAGTTGGCGTTATTTTGTCAGCAGGATTTTCTGAATTTGGAACTGACGCTCCTCTCACAGAAGAGCAGGTTAAAGATAAAAAAGAACCATACAACATCACTCTCGGCGGTGTTGTTTGGAGAATTGTAAATAAAGATCTCGCTAATGTAATTGAAGAGTCAAATGATCCATCTTCAAATAATTACATGAAGGTTAGTGCTTCTTGGGAATTAGGATATAACGATTTCGAAGTAGCTGTCCTAGAAGGTTCTGAAAAGAATATTGAAAATGCTACTATTATTTCAGACAAAGAAGAGATCGAAAAGATTAAAGGTAAGCTTACCGGCTTTGGCGGCAGCGGAAGACTCAACGAAAATCAATTAATTTACCGTAAAATTAAAGGAAAAGTGCTTCCTCTTGGTGTTGGATTAACTGCAAATCCTGCTGCTGATGTAATTGGTGTTAGCGTTAAAAAACCAGAATCTGAACAAATTGTAGAGCAAAAAGCACAAGAAATTTCACAAACATTAGAATCAAATGTAATTATCGAAAGAAAGAATATGAAAATATCTGAAGTATCGCAAATTACCGATGAGTTGCTCAAGGAAGCAACCGCTTCTTCTATCAGAGATTTTATTGGAGAGCAACTAAAAGACTTTTCTGAAAAATTCGCTGCCGAGAAGAAAGCTAAAGAAGACGCAATCAAAGAAGCCGAAGAGAAGTACGCTAGTCTCTCTTCTGATTCTGAAAACCTAAAGAAAGAACTTGAGGCTCTCAAGCAATCTTTAGAAACCCTACAACAAGAAAAAGCTTCCAAGGAGAAGCAAGAACTATTCTCTTCCAGAATGGCTGGATTAGACGAAGAGTTTGATCTTGATACCGAAGATAGGGAAGTAATTGCTAACGATATCAGAGATTTGGATGAAGATTCTTTCGCCGCCTATAAGAAAAAGATGGGCGTTTTAATGAAGGAGAAGAGTAAAGCTTACAAAGCCTCAAAGATGCCAAAAGAAGAGAAGAAAGAGACTATGGCTACTGAGACTCAAGAGACTGTCGCTTCTACCGAAAATGCTACTGTCATTGATGACGCTATTAGCAACGGAACCCAGCAAAATGATGTAATCACTGCTGGCGTTGTTAATCCTTCAAAGACTTTAAAGCAAAAATATCAATCAGCTTTTAATGACGAAGGCTTCGTTATTACAAAATAAACAAAACAAACAAATAATAGGAAAACACTATG